CAAGAAGATAATATTCTCTATAAGTTTAATAGTGTTTATGGTGGTGTTGTAGTTCCAAGAGGAACTTCAATTGTTGGACTCGACCTCCGTAAGACTAAGCTACGTCCAAAATATGTACCAAATCCTACTGATCCAACTGTAGATACTGCAGCGATTTTTAGAATCACTGGTGCTTGCTACTTCTGGCAGTTTTCGTTCTTTGATGCCGATTCGACAGATGTAGTTTATACAAACCCTGATAACTTTGCATCAAACTATCGTTCAACGCCAAACTTCTCACACCATAAACTCACTTGCTTTGAATTCTGTGATGGTGTAAATCAAATTACTTTATCAAATGGTGCTACAACGGGTCTGACTGACCTTGATATGTATTATAGCAAAGTATCAAATGCTTATAATCAATATCGTGACATTGACCAGAAGTTTCCAAGTTCTCCTAGAGGATTCAATAAGAGAAATCCTGAGTGGCAGATTGTTGGTGCTTTTGCTTCAGATCCAATTAGTATTTCATCAATTATCTCTGGAAATGGTGCAACTCCAACAAGCGTTGTAACAGTTACCACAGCAGTTCCTCATAATTTAAACCAGGGAACTCCAATTAAGATTAAAGGAGTCAGTGGTTCTGGTGTTGTTGCTCCTTATAATATCTCTACAATAGTTCAGAATGTTGTAGACGCGACTACATTCACATATCTTCTTCCATCACTTTCATCATATCCAAATATTAACCCAAGCCCAAGTGCTGCTGGAGCGACGGTTACTGTTGAAACTGATACTGTTTCCGGTGCATCTCCATACATCTTTAACTGCTCCTTACGTTCAGTATGGGGTATGAATGGACTTCACGCCGATGGTAATAAGTCTGCTGGATTTAGAAGTACTGTTGTTGCACAGTTCACGGCAATCTCTCTACAAAAAGATGACCGTGCGTTTGTAAAATATGATAAGTCTTCTAGAACATATCAGGGAGTTAATTATACGACTGTTTATGGGTCTTCACTTCCAGAAGGTGCATCACAGACAGACTCTACAAAGGTCTATCACTTAGATCCAGACGCTGTTTATCGTAAAGGATGGGAAACAAGTCATATTAAAATTTCAAACGACAGTTTCATTCAGATTGTTTCTGTCTTTGCAATCGGATTTAATCGTCACTTTGATGCAAATGCTGGTGGTGATGGGTCGATTACAAATTCCAACTCTAACTTTGGACAGATTTCACTGACGGCAACTGGATTTAAAAAGGAAGCATTTAGTAAAGATAACAAAGCTTTCATTACATCAGTTCTGCCTCCAAGAGCAGTTTCGGAAACAGAAACCGAAGTTCAATGGTTATCGTTTGATGATACACTAACGAAGACCATTGGTATTTCAAGTCATCTTTATCTTTCTGGATTTAATTCCCCTGATGTGCTTCCACCATCTCAAGCGCAAGGATGTAGAGTTGGTGCGAAAACAAACGATACTCTATACTTAGTGTCTGCTGGATCTACATTCTCGGCATCCATTTATATGTGCGATAATGTGATCAGCACAAGTGGACTTACAACAGCATTAGGAACTACAAGTGCTGTAAAAATTTATGATGTTACTTCTGGACCTACATCTGATTCCTTCACAATTGGTGCAAACAAACTCTTAACTGGAGAAAAGGTTAAAATTATTAGTGACGATGGAGATCTTCCAGAAAACATCACTGAGCACGTAACATATTATGCCATTAACAATGGTGATAATAATACTGTTAAACTTGCTTCGTCTTTCACAAATGCTTCTCAGGGGCAAGCAATTACAGTTTATGGTGGTACAAAACTTCATATCTTAAGTCGAGTATCAGATAAGGATTCTGGAGAACTGGGTTCACCAATTCAATATGATGCTCAAAATAGAAATTGGTTTGTTCACGTTAATGCAAATAATGACATTTATAATGCCTTTGTAAATAATTCGATTCCAAACTATTCTTCTACAAGAGAACTTGGATATCTTAAGAGATTTATTGACCAAAGAAGTCTAGATGAAAGACTTTATAAGTTCCGTGTTGTTATTCCAAAAGAGCAGGAAAATGCTAGAGATCCTGAGATTGGATTTGTAATTCAGGAATCAAGCACAACAGGTGCAAGAAGCAATGTTGATTTCACAAGAACAAGCATTGCGACTACAGATTATGAGTATAACAAAAATCCAAGATTCATTGCAACGTGTTCATCAAGTTCTGGAACAATTACCGTATTAACAGAACTTCCTCATAATGTTCAAGTTGGCGAAATCGTTAACATTAAGAATGTACAGTCCACTACAAATACAAGTGGTGTTGGAAATAGTGGATACAATGGTACATTCGTTGTTACTGGAGTTCCAAACTCATATTCATTCCAATATGGGCAAACTGATATTAATGGAACTTCCCACTTAGTAGGAACATTCTCAAATAATGTTGGAATCAGAAGTACAAATCTTCCAAGATTTGAAAGAAATGATTTCCAGAGCAATCTCTACATCTATGATCACGATATCATTTCTCCATACATTTATAATCAGCAAGACGGCATTTATCACCTTTATGTGTTGAATGCAAGCAATGCAATGAATGCCGAGTTCACAAATCTTGAATTTGGTCAGTTAGCGACAAATCTTTATCCAGAATTGGATAGAGATAATGTTACATCAAACCCACCAACAGCAAAGACATTTGCAAAGCGTTCTCCAATCGGTGCTATTGTTACAAATGATCTGAAGAAGAGTATCACTAGAGAAAGTGCAGACCTTCTTCTGAAAACAGTTGGTTTGGGTCTTACTATTTCTTCAGTTTCAACTGGTGGTGGAACCGCAACGATTACATTTCCAAGATTCCACGGGCTTTCAGGAATTGCAACAGGTACAGTTACTGCAGGTAGTGGATATGTCGATGGAACCTATTATAATGTAAAACTTCTAAATGGTTCTCAGACTGGAACTTGGAATGGTGCCACTGCAAAGGTTGTTGTTTCTAGTGGTGCAGTTACTTCTGTTGATATCATTGCACCAGGTTCTGGATACAGTGCTGCTGGACTATACTTTGATCAAACTGCAATCGGTGCTGGAAACGGTGCTGCAAGATATACAATTGCTACGACAGGTATTTCAACGAATGTTGGTGACGTTGTACAACTCACTGGTATTGGTACTACCGCAAGTAATCACTATCTGATTACCTCAGTACCTTCATCAACTCAAGTTGCAGTTGCAAAAACCGCAGGTGACCCAGATATTCTACCAACACAATATGCATTTGTTGTTGGACCATCCTCACGTGTTCTGCTGACTTATTACGATTCTGTATCTGGAATTACAACAGTCAGAACAACTGCTGCACACGGTCTATTATCTGGAAACAGATTCCAAATTCTAGATTCTTCCTATAATAATGTTGGTGAGTATGTTGTAAAAGAAAAGTTAGCATATAATCAATTTACAATTACTACGAATAAGCAGTTATCCATTACCAATGGCTTTGTAATGAAGCACGGATTATCTGCAAATGATGGTGTATCTGATAGTTCACAAGAAAATTATGGAATCAGACACGTATCATTCTATGGAAATGATAAATTCACTTTAAGTTCTGCAATTACAACTGGAACATCCATTAGTATTCAGAGCACTGGAATTGGTACTGCTGTAAGACTTCCTCTTGGTTCTTACATTCAGATTGATAATGAAATTATGAGAGTGGTCAGTAGCAATAATAATTCTACTGCAACTGTAATTCGTGGTTCTCTTGGAACTCGCCAAGAAAGTCACGATGCAAACTCTTTAATTCGCAAAATTGAACCTCTAGCGATTGAATTCCGTAGACCTTCGATTCTTCGTGCTTCTGGTCATACATTTGAATATCTTGGTTACGGTCCTGGTAACTATTCAACGGGTCTCCCTCAAGTACAGGTCAAAACACTTAATGAACAAGAAAACCTTCTAGCACAGGGTCAGAAGCGTTCCTGTGGACTTGTAGTTTATAGTGGTATGAATAATGCTGGAGATATCTTCAGTGGTAGGACGAGGTTTGATATACCAGCTCCAACTGAAACTGGTGAAGATCCAGAATCTACCAATGCTATCTTTGATAATGTTACAATTAGAAACAGACTTTGGGTTGAAGGTGGAGCATCAGGAACTGTTCTATCACAGTTTGATGGTCCAGTTAGCTTCAACAAGCAAGTCAGAGCAAAGAACATTGATGTTGCAGAATCAATTCGTGCCGCTACTTATGAGAATTTCAAGCTAAGCGATCTTCCAACAACAGATGAACCAACATTTGCTCAGGATCGTGTTTTAAAAGTTAATGATGCTGCAACTGGATATGAATTAACTGATCCTCACGAATTAGACATCTACAAACTCAGAAGTTTTGGTGTAAGCAATGATCCTACAGTTTATGCTGGTATTGGATCTACAGTTAGCAGCCGTCTTCAAATTAGTGGAATTTCTACTGCTAAGTTTGCAGTTAATCAAAGAGTTAAGGTCTTTGGTGCCACTGATTTTAGTGACAGCACTTTAGTTGAAAGTCCAGTTACAGCATCTTGTAGTGCTGCAAAAGTTGGAACTGCGGCAACTGTTTCAACATATTTTTATTGGGTTGCTCAGTATCACTTTAGAAATGGTAAGGTTGGACCTGCAGCACAGATTGCACCACTTGCAGGAATTGGGCAGGTAGCCATTGCAAATTGGAATGACCTAAACAACATTACATTAACTCTTGCCAGAACGAACACAAATTATGGTATTCTGGTTTATCGTCAAGAAAGTGCTGGAACAAGTGGAACTGCAAATATCAACAATGCAAAACTTGTTGGAATTCTTGGACCAAAAGAACTTGGATCTTCCACTTCAGGAATCATTTGGATAGACTATGGTTTATATGAAAAGACTGAGTGGTCAACAAAGGGAACTTCAAATGAATATACAAGTAATCAAGTTCACTTCCCATTAGTTGGAGTTACAACATCTAGAAGAGGTTGGGCAATTGATCGAATTGTTGGAATCGGTGCAAGTTTCATTACTCTAAATGGACAGTATCGAGTTAATCCTGATGGAGCAGTTAAAGTTGTTCACGATAACACTTATGCACTAAATCAAGCGATTAATTCTACCATTGCAAATGGTGGAAATCAACTCGATCTTTCAAGTGGAACTTACCTAACAAATAACATTACAATTCCAACTGGATTTAGTTTGAAAGGTAATGGAAAGAATACTGTTGTTAAGTTGCAGTATTTTGCTACTGACTCAACAGATGGTGGTGGAAATTCATTAGAGTTTAATGGTAACTTAGTTGGTATCGCAACCACAAATCCAACTGACATTACAATTAGCAATCTGACAATCGACGGAAACTCTGGAAATAATATCCTGTTTAATGATGATCTTGATAATTACTTGATGTACTTCCCAGAAATAGATTCATCACTTATCAAAGGAATTGAAGTTCGTAACTCATCTGGTCACGGATTATATGTCTATGATTCTAGAAGACTTTCAATCGAGGATTCATCTTTTGTTGATGGATGCATTACAGATAGATATCCATTCCAACCATTAAATGCTCAGCAATCACAAACTCTGAGAGTTAATGATTCTTTATTTGAAAACTATCCAGGACCTGTTGATCTATCTGTAACTTCAGTTGTTTCTACTAGCGGTAATATTATTCGCAACTGTGGAACTGGTCTTAGAACTTATGCTTCTGGTAAGATTACAACTACAAATAATATCATTCTTGGACCATCTGATGAGTGGATTCCAACACCTGACATTTATGATAGTGATTACAACTCAGTGAACTTTACCATTCAAAGAGGAGTTACATTTAATAGCCCTGTACTTCTCTATGTTGAAGATGGTGCTGCGAAAGATATTAGCAGCACTAAGGTTTCAATTATTTCCGCTGGAATTGGTACTATAGTTGGACAAGGAACCACAAATGAAACTCTTGGATCAAGATTCCTGAACTTCAATATTACAACTCCAGACTCTGGAACATTTGGAAGACAGAATGGATACATTCAACTGAGTCTCACATCAACTCAAACCAATACTCTTGGACTCACTTCTGCTCTTGGTTATGATATTATTGCCAAGGAGTTTCTTACCCAACCAGCAGGATTCACTACATATATTGGTATTGGAACAGGCACCTGGAATACAATCGGTGCTGGAGCAACTCAGTACACGGTAACTCTTGATGATTATACGCAATTCAGTGGTATTTCAACGGGTGATATTGTTAAATTGGTGAACCACTCAGTTTCACCAGACTTATCAACAGTTGAATTTACAGTGGCTCAGAAGATTGATGCAGGAGCTACAACGAAGAGACTTAGACTTACTGGAATTACAACAACTTCAGTAACTAACGGAGCTCAGACTGGATATATATCTATAAGGAACATCTTTACCATCGCAAAAGGAAGAGTCGGAGTAATTTAAGATGCCAGATAACACAAACGTTAATAATAATGCAGCAGTTGTCGTTGTAGGTAGAACTGCTCCTGTACCTCCTGGGCAGCAAACGTCTGAAAAATCTATTCCTGTTGTAATTGCAAGTGATCAATCAACAATTCCAGTTGCTGAACAGAATAAAGTTCAGTCTGAAGTTGCTCTTTCTCTTCTTGGTATTCCCCGTTCCGAAGTTGCTCTTGGTATCTTTGCTGACGTTAACACCTATGATGTGAACCCAACGGAATGGTCACCATCACCTGAACAATACTCTACAGTTTCAAATACTGGTGTTTATGCTGGTATTGGACAAACAATGGGTTGGGGTCTGACTCACGTTCCTGAAGAATCTGGAGCATTGATCGAAGGACCTGCAGATAGAACTGCAATTTTAACATCAAAAAGATTCTTTAGATACCAACCAGGTCGTGTATCTGCTGCAACATTTGGTGTTAAAACCTCACTCATCAGCGATGATGGTGCATCAGTACAAAACCCTGCAGTTCGTAAGTATGGAATTTTTGATAATTATGATGGATATTACTGGGAATCTAGAAATGATGGAACTGGAGATAACTTCTGTGTCGTTAGAAGAACACAGTCTATCATTTATGAAAATCCACTAACTTTTGGTACTGCTGCTGGACAACAAACTCAAGATTATGGAAGAACAAACCCTCTAGATCCATTATCTGCAAGAGGATCTGAGTCGCAATCTAATGCAACGGCACTTCAAAACCCTGTTGCAACACCTAAGAAATTCGGTGATCTTGTAATTTTAAGAGATAATCTGCTGATGACTCACGCAGCAGTTTATGATCCATCTTTACTTCAAAGTGAGTCTCAGGTTGGTATTACATCAGTTACTGGTGGAAATACGATTTCAATTGCTGGACTTGGAAAAACCATTACTAATGCCACATATGACATTAGTACTGGATTAATGGTCATTACCACTTCTGTAGCTCACGGATTTGAAGAAGGTAAGTTTATTACCTTAAGTGGTATTGGAATGACTTGTTATCTTGATCCAGTTACTCCAAAATATTATCCAAACAGAACTTTTGGTTATAACGTTCTTCAAGTTAATTCAAGCACTTCATTTACTGTTAACATTGGTATTTCAACTGTTCCAACTTATTATCAATCTGGTGGAATGGCAGTTGGTCTTTCTACTGGGCAATATGTATCCTATTCCAAAGGAACGAACGTTGGAGTCATTACTGGACTCACAGATACTAAGATTTACAGACTTGCATCTGTTTCTGTGAACAGTTCAACGGGTAGAGGAACACTTACACTTAATAATCTTGATGGAAGTTCTGTAACTGGTATTACAAACGTTACTGGTATTTCTTCTCACGTCATAATTACTCCAGTTCCTTTTGTACAACCTACAAGCGGTGCTCTAATTAATGCATCGAGAACAAAATACACAACCGTTAAACCAACGGGAATGTTCCCCTATATGTATGAAGATGGTGATGGAAATAATGAAGGATATGTTGATACAACTCTAGGGGCTTCAGATACATCAACTCTGAAAGATCAAATTGATGCTGTTAATACTTATTATGATAAGTGGGTGAATCAAAACGTTAAAAAAGATTATTGGAACGTTTATGAATATCGTATTCCAAGATCTAGATTTAGCGGAGATAGACTAGATGGTGAAACTGAAGATCTACTTTATAGTGATGCTGTAAGTGACAAGAGAGCAGGTCAAAATGTTACTGATCCAGATACTGGGGAATTGCTGACTGATACCAGCATCTGGGATATTGATCTTACTAAGGTCACAATGTATAAGATTGAATTCTCTTGGTATGGTGCTGTTGGTGCTCTATTCCTTGCTTATGTTCCTGTCAGTAATGGTGAAGCAAGATGGGTAAGGGTTCATCATTTAAGAGCATCAAACCAACTTAAGGTTTCATCTCTTGGAAATGCAACTCTACCAATTACCTATCTTGTTTATGGTGGTGGAGGTGCAAATAGATTCGGTTATACAAACACGAAGAGACTTGCATCAACATTCTCTTATGGTTCTGCATCTGAGCACATTGTTAAGTATGGCGCTTCTTACTACATTGATGGTGGAGACAGAGGAACTGTTAAACTGTTTAGTTACTCCACGCCATCAACTTTAAGTGTCTATGGTTCAAAGAGATTATACACTGTAGGTGCTGGAGTCACTGAGGTTGTACTTACAAATGCAACCAGTTCAAGTGATCCATATATCACTGCTGGAACATCTTCTGGTCTTTCCACATCTTTCTATGTTGGATCTCAAGTTATTACTTCAAATGTCCTAGATCAAAACATTAAAGTTAACTTTGTAGATATATCAAATAGAAGACTTTATCTAAACGCTCCATTAAATTCAACTTCATTATCTACGATTACGATTATTCCAAATCGTCTTACACCTTTGATTGGATTAAAGTGTAGAGATTATATTCAAAGTAGCACTGGAAGGAATGTAAGGAACAGAACTCAGGTTTATCCAACACGCCTCTCTTCTGGTTCCACTGGAGTTCTTAAACTAGACCTTCTGAAAACTCCTATTTTCCAAACAACTGCTTCAACAACTGGAACACTTGCACTTTCATCCAATACAAATATTGGAAAGACTGGCAATCCAACTCAAGTCGGAGTTAGCAATTCAAGTTATCTTTCAGATAACACTGGTGTATATGGTTATTTCAGAGGATACTATCAAAATGATGTAACTCAAAAACCAATTTCAGTTCTTGGATATCTTGAAAACAGAGGAACAGTCAGTGGTTATTATTTCTACGCCTTAAATTCATCTTCAGATAATATTATTCTAACCACTACCAATAACTTCCTGAAAGAAGAGAATAGTGATCCAACTGGAAATGGAGTTTCTGGTATTACAACTGAATTTACTCTTGCACAATTATCTTCAATTAAGGTTAATCCTCAAGTCAGAAGCCCAATTCCTGGAACTGGAACTGTAGTTTCAAGTATTTTCGTACCTGCTTCTGGAGCACAGTATGATTTATCACCATACTTTGATTATAATAAGGAATATCTTTCTTTCCCACTTACAAACAAAGTAGATAGTTTATATCTATGCGCTTCAACACAATCAATATATAATAGCGGAGCAGCATATGCAGATATATCTGCAAGCATCACCTGGGAGGAGCAGTGATCTATGTCCGGAGGTGGAAAGGATATAAAAATAGGGGACGATAAACGCAGAATATCAATCGTCCCCAGTAATCAACAAGACTTATATAATATATCAAATGGTGAACTTTTAACTGATGAATTTGGTAATACTCTCATTACTGAAGTTGATACTTATTATACTCTAGATGCAAGCAAAAAAAGATCAACTTCTGTTGTTTTTAATGATCGTGATGCAGCATATACTAGACTTCAATTTCAACAAGTTGGTATTGCAACGGCAGTTTATGGTGATTTAGATGTTGATGTTTCTACAGGTGTTGGTGTAACAAGCGGATCAACAGTAGGATTTGGAACCACTGTTTCAACAGTATCAAGTGGTGCCGTTACTCTTGCAGAATATCCATATCTAGAAGTCAGAGTTGTTGATAGAGTCACTCTACAAGGAAATAAAATCTATTTTGATGATTCAATTTCAAATTTAGATATTAGAGTTGGTGATCAAATTGATGGTCCTGACATTCCTGATGGTACTTTTATTTCGAGAATCGTTGGTCTTGGTAATACATACACGGCATTCTTATCTAATAATATATCATCATCTCAAGTTCAATCTGCTCAAGTCTTAATTAAAAGGGCAACAGAGGCAACAAGAAAGTCTGATATCGTTTGGAAGATTGAAGAGCAATTTAAAGAACAAAGTGAAGTTAGTACAACATTACTTGGTGTCAATCGCTTAGAAGTTCAATTAGCTTTATTTTCAAACGTTTCATCCTATGGACTAGATCCTGATGAATTTGAATTTTATTCATATGATTCCGGAGTTAGTTTTGGTTCTTGGGATAATAGGGGAAATGAAATTTATGGAAATCGCTATGATGCAACAAGAACAGAAGAGATTCAAGAATCTGCAATTAAAATTACTGCGTTTCCTGTGCCATATTCTTTTCCCTTTGGACCAAAGTTTGAAAAATTAGGATTATATGATAATACTCGGTTTAGTCAGTATATAAATTTTATTCAATTAGGAAACGATCTTTATAATTACTTTAATGGTGCAGGTGGAACTGCATATCCATCTGATTGGAAAGATAAGTTCTTATCACCTTCTTTTGCTTATATTTTTGGAGGAGACGTTGTTTATGCTGCAGGAACTGAAGCAGCATTTAGACAGATTGATACTTGGACTGACACCTGGAGAGATATTAAAGATAGTCTTCTAGTTGATCCTGTAACTGGAAATAATTTTACGTTTACTACAATTATTTTACTTTTGAATTATTATGTAGATTCCACTACAACTAGACCTGGATATTCTGATTCTGATCAGAGATACGCATATCTGCAATCAAGAAGAGTTTTTAGATATCAACCTGGTAGAATCAGCGGATTTACATTTGGTTTAAGATCTTCTACAGAACCTGTTACTGGTATTACTCTAGAATGGGGAATTTCTAACCCAACAGATCAATATGTTTTTAGAATTGATGCTGGACAGTTTTATATTGTACGCAGAAGTACAATTCCACTTGAAAGTAGTGCTTTAGCAAGAAGTGGTTTGACAATTGCAGATCAAACACGTATTGTAAGTGGTGATCCATTTGATGATACTGAATACTGGACCATTCAAATACCTAGAGATAAATTCAATGGAGATCCATTAAATTCAAATGGACCTTCTGGATATTTGTTGAATCCAGAAAAAGTTACAATGTATAAGATTGAATTTGGTTGGTATGGTGCTATTGGTGCGAGATTTTATGCTTATATTCCTACAGATAATGGTGACGCAAGATGGGTAGTTATTCACACATTAGTCATTGAAAACTCTTTAGGTTCTCCTTGTTTGCAAGATTCTTATTTTAGATTTAAGTATGCTCTTAATATTGCAAATACTGGAGATGTAAGAACACCACAATACATTTATAAGTATGGTGCTTCTTATTATATTGATGGTGGTGATGAAGGAACATCACAAATCTATTCAGCAAGTTCTAAGCAAAGAACAATAAGTTCTTCGAAAGTTAAGTCTCTTCTTGGAGTTACACCAAAAGATTTTATTCTAAATCGTGATGGAGTTCCGATTCAGAATAAAAAGATTATTGTTCCTACAGAGTTAAATGTTTCCACAGATTCTCTAACAGAAGTTAAGGTTGTAACTTGTACTGCCTGCCCAGGATTTGGTCACGTTTATACACCAGGAATTGCAAAAACTGAAAGTGGAAGATATTTGGATATTCAATTTAGTGATCCAAATACAATTACAACAGTTGGTGTAAGTTCTTTCACTGCGGATGATGTTGGTGCTAAGATTATTGCCCCATCAATTTATAATGCTTATATTACAAGTGTGAATGTGAACACTCAAACTGCAACTGTGAAGGGATTTGGTGGTTTAGCTAGTTTCTCTTTAACTGACCGTAATATTGGATCTCCAAGTAACGTTGTTTATGATCGTGTTCTCGGAATTACAACTACAATTGGTATTGGTGTAACATATCCACATCAAATTAGATTAAGTAACTATGATTGTTATGCCGCATCAGACTTTGGATTCACTGGATCTACACTTGAAATTCAATTCGTGAATCCAAGATCTGCAGATAATTATGAACACTTTGCAGATTTTCTAATTGGAATTACTGATAAAAAACCTGATGTATCACTTCCTGATACATTGAACGGATTTATTATTCCTGGAGTTGGTACAACAACAATTCTAGCAAACTCTGATATTCTTTATGGTGAGCATACCCATAGTTATACTGCCGCAAATGAGGATGGTGTAGAAACTGCTGAGGGTTGGGCTCCACAACAACCATCAATTCGTATGGGTATTGATTACCGTATTCCATCTCTTGCAAGTCCTGCTGGTGGCATTTGTTCAAAAGCAACGGTTACTGTTGAAGATCCATTACAAATTCCAGATGTGAATGAATATAATGTGAATCCAAAAACAGGTTTAAGTGATGGAAATCTTTATGTTCAAATTCAAGGAACATTCCCAGCAATTGATTATAATGGTGGTCAGATTGCAATTTTGCAAACTGGTGGAACAGTGAATGTAACAAATTCAAGATTTGTTGGAGTAACAAGTAGTTATTTCTCTAGTGGAAATACTTATTCTTATATTCAAATTGATCAAACTTTAAGTGCTGGATCTAATTTCACCATTCTAATTAGACCTATTAATGTAACTGCAGAAGGATCAGTCAACTCAACAAAACTTTATAACTACAATCCATATCCTCTCTATTTGGTTGCAAAACTGAGAGATTATGCTCAGATTAACAATATTTCTGTTAAAGAAACAATTGGAGACTTACAAAGAACAGTTAGTCCCAAGTGGTATATTCTTGGTGATGCTATTGAAGTTACAAATGCTGATGGAAATGCTGACACAACTGGAGTTTCACCGACTAACTTTAACGAAATAACCAGATTATCATCTGCTCTTATTGATGTTCAAAATGATCAAAGTTTAAGACCATATACTGAAAGAGATACTCTCTATATTGGTGCAAACTCTACTGAAACTATTGATATGAGCAAAATATTTGGTCCAGAGAAGAGAGTCATCACACCAGATAATAACAATCTTGAAGCAACATTTATTACTGCTAAAAAGATTGATGGTGGTGGAAGTGGAACTGCTGAGGTAAGCCTTAACTTTAAAGAACAATAATAAATAAAGAAAAAACAAATTATAATGGCAACTCGTAGACCTTTAATTGTTAATGCTGCTGCAAATCAGATACAAGAACTGACAGATTCTGATGGGCTAGTTGGAAATGGAACGATTCCAATTGGTGGTATTATTATGTGGTCTGGTTCTATTGCAAGTATTCCCACAGGATGGGCACTTTGCAATGGTTCGAGTGGAACTCCAGACCTAAGAAGTCGTTTCATTGTAGGTGCAACCAGTGATGCCTCTACTGGAGTTACATTTAATGCTGATACTGGCGCTGTAAGTGGAGCATATGCACCTGGAAATACTGGTGGTGAAACTGCTCATCAACTGACAGTTGCTGAGATGCCATCTCACAGTCACCAATTATCTAGGTATTCTGGAAATAGTAACGTTAATACTCAATCTAGTAGATATGCTCTTGCAACCAGTAATGATATTGGTCCAGATTCTACTCAGAGCACTGGTGCAGACGACTACCACGAAAACAGACCCCCATATTATGCGCTTGCATTTATTATGAGGACCATCTGATATGGCAATTACTAATCCAAAGTTATTTGGTTTAAATGTATTAAGCTTTCTCTCTGATGTTCAAGATAGAAATACCTCACTTGTTTCCTTAAATCTTCCACCACTTGATCTTGATGTTATCAGAGGATCTCAGAATGCAGGAGCAACAAGAGGTGATTGGATTAGTCTTTCTAGATTAACAAATCCTCTGTATAAAACTCTTGATCGCTTTTATTATGACTCTCAATTATACTCTTCAATTTTAGATTTAAAGGCAGGAACAAATCGAACTTTATTTGGAAATATTGTTCTAAATGGTGCATTAAGTGGTAATGCAATTCGTTATCGTTATCTTGATGGAACAGGACCTTCTGCTACAGTTAAAATTGCAGATATTTCAACATCAAGAGTCAGTGCTTGGAGTTCAAGTGCTTCTCCAGTACTAGATACATCTCCAATCTCTTACGGCGCAAGAGTTGGAATTATTACTGGCGGATTACTACAATTTGGAACTCAATCTCCAAGTGTAACAGGTCCAAGACTTCAAACAACCCTAGTTCCTCAAGCAAAGGAATTTGATTCGGAATTTCCTACACATAAAATAATGTGTAACATTGATGGAAGAACAATATCTCTTTATGCAATGAAAGGTATTCCCGTTGTATTCACGGGATTCTTTAGAAATCTTGATGCAAATATTCAACTCACATCTTTAATTAATAATACTCCAGCAAGTTGGAAAATTGTAGATACAGATAACGCAAATTCATTCACAAGATTTCCAAATCAAGGATCAACAATTCGTTATCGTTCTGCAGTTTCAAAAGAAAGATATATTCAGTTTTATTATAATCCTAATAATGTTTCATCTGTAACCATTAATTCTGCAAATATTTCAAATATACCTATAGTTAAGTTTCAAAATTTAACTAGTTTTAATCTTGCAAGTAATAGTATTGCTAATTTTCCAGACTTAACTTTTGTTACACCTAGTTTGCAGAATCTATTTTTAAACCAAAATCCTCTTTATCTAAGTGAGACCTCAACAGAAAGGAGTTTGAATTCAAATATTGTTTCAAAGATACCAACAGGACTTAAGAATTTAACCCTTGGAGGAACTTTTTATGGATCTATTGCACAGAATTTAATTAGTAATCGTTTCACAACACTTACAACTCTGAATCTATCAAGAAGCAGTGGTCCATATTTTCATCCAGATAATGCGGATTCAAACTGTACTCTACCTAATGTACCAAATACCTGCGAAACTTATAATGCTTATAATAATGATTTTAGAGCATTTGGAACAACAAGCGGAAGTTCTTATAATGTTAAAGATCTTACAAACTTGATCTCATTGGAATTAGGTGGAAATTATTATCTAACCGATGCTGGTTTTAGTTTATCATCTTCAAATACAAAAATTCAATATGTAAGCATTCATAGTACTGGATTACCTTGCCCAGATTTAAGTGCAAGAACATCTTTAACTACATTCTATGCACATTATTGTAGAAATATTGGAAGTATTTTCACAGGTAGTAATGTTTATAAGTTTAATGGTTGTAGTTCATTAAGTACTTTATATTTTTATTCGTCACCATTAACTGGTGCAATGCCAAAATTCACGAATACAAGTCTTTCTTATGTTGAACTTAGATATACATCACTCACTGGTGGAGATATAAGTGGCGACACCAGTTATGTAATTCCAGAAAAGACATTTGAATTATCACCAAATATTCAATACTTCCTACTTCAATCAAGTAATTTATTAACGACACCAATTCATCCAAACGCTTTTTCTTATACTCCAAATCTATATTATCTTTGGTATGTTTCCTATGGTAGAACAACAGGTAATTTCCCAAGTCTTGCCGCTTGTTCGAATTTAACTTATCTTGTACTTCAATCTAATAATTTTAGTGGAAGTGTACCTAATTTCGCAGCAAATAGAAATATCTACTATGCAGATTTAAGTTACAATGCTTTTAGTGGAACAATACCTGCATATAAGAATCTCTCAAGATTAACCTATCTATATCTTTATAATAATCAATTCACATCCTTACAGAAGTTTGAAAATCTTCCAAACTTATATTATTTTTATGCTCATAATAATTTAATTTCTGGGCAAATCCCAGATTTCACAGGATGCCCAAGATTATACTATTTGATTCTTTTTAATAATCGATTCACAGATTATGCTTCTGGTGCATTTGCAAGAATTTATAACATCAGATATATTGATGTTTCTGGAAATACTCTAACTCAGCAAGCGATAAACGCGATTATTTCTGATTTGTTCACGAATTATACTGCCGTCAATCGTCGTGGAGTTACGGTTAATTTGCGTGGTAATGCTCTTCCAAGTGGTGTATCCTTGGATAGAATTGAATTTTTAAGATCTAGAGGTTGGACCATCACTTACGAATAATATGGCAATACAGAATCAAGGATTTAGAAAAGATTTAAATCTAGAAGAAAACACAAATGATACTACAACACTTAACAACTTGGGTGGTGCTGGTATTGCTAATGATCTTAGAATTATTCAAAATAATTTAAGAAACATATCTACTGTTTCTTATAATAGTCTTTCAACAGGATTCTTCTATTTTGGAGCATCAAATCAATTTGTATTCACCAATGATGATGTTGTAGGTGTAAGCAAAACCGTTACTGTAGGTTCGGGAACAACTTTATTCTTTGGTGTAGATTATTACGTTTGTAATTCTAATGGGCAGAATCAATTTAAACTTTCAACAACTCCGTCAACATCATCAGTTGGAATTAACACAATTAATGTAAGTTCTGTATCTTTAACAGACTTTTATTTTATTCGAAAAGATGCTGTCCAACAAGAAAACTTAATTAATTTTATTCAACCAGTCATTCAAGATACTCAAAATTTTTCTTATAGTGGTGCGGGTATTGGAGTATTTGATACAGTACAGGCAAATAATGACACTGCAAATTATTTGATTGGTAGAAAATATAAAGCAAATGAAAATACAATAACCAGTGTCGATGATTTAAAGTATGAAGGATCAGTAGTGATTAATGATCCAGTTAAATTAAACACTGATTCAACAGGTCTTGCAAACGCAAAATCTCCTGGAATTTTTATTGGTAACACACGAGCATTCTCAAGCGATAATAATCCTTGGACTCAAGTAGGAACTGCATTAAGTACAATGAGCAGTTCCGTTTCCGTTGGAGAACTTTATTTTGCAAATGATATTCGAATCACTGGATTTGGTACGGAATCTGCATCACAAGTCTTAGTCACGTCATTCACTCATAAAATTCCAGTTGTTGTTAACGGAGAAACTTATTATTTGCTTCTACGTACATAGAATTTTAAAAGTTCCTGATGGTGTTTGAATTGGTAATCTACAAGCAGATCTGTCAGAGGAACTGTAGGTTGTAATTGTATTTGCAATTCCAACTCTGAGAGCATCAAAAACAATGTTTCCAGAATGAATTTTAAGACTTGGTGACGCAGAAACTGTTTCTAGTCCATCTAAAGTAGGGCTAAATGGTGGAGAAGTATCTGTTGGTGGGCAGCATAAAGTTCTATCACCACTTGCATTTGTAACAGTGAAGTTTGATCCTGAAATTAAACTACGAATTGTTGGTTTATTGATTGTAATACTATTTGCTGTGAAAGATGAAATAGTAGTGCCAGAATCAAATTGAAATCCTTGAACAGTCCAACCATTTGAAATTCCTGTAGTGCTGGTAACAGGAATTACAGTTGATCCAGAAGAGGTAAGTGAAGAAACAATCAAACAGGAAGTATTTGCTGGAAGACAGAAAGCATCAAGTGCGTTATTAATCAATCCTCTTGATTGATAAAAATAAACAGTTGTACCTGCACCAACAGTCTGTGAAGGAGATATCGTGAATGCAGACGCTGATCCTGTGGTTGTAATTCCTGTGTATGCTTGAACACCAGAACCAATGATTACCATTCCAGATTTTAAATTAGTTGTATCGCCACTGCTTAATGTGAACGACCCAGCACTTCCACTTCCAACTGCTCTTTTAACAAATCCCCGATGATCAATAAAAGTGAGTGTCTCTGTTCCCGATGCAGTGGCGCTTGTATCTAAAATGACAGAAGTATTGATAACAATTTGAGATACTCGTGCATTTGTTGGAATTGCATTTCCAAACACATAATTACCAATTTCAATTCCAGAAGTATTCGAAATCGTTATAACTTTTGATGAATTAACCGTTGTTCCTGTTGTAGTTGCTTTCGTAATAGCATCAAGAGATGTTTTTGGTTGATAGGTAACATCAACTTTTTTAGAAGTTTGAATTCTTACATAATCATTAGAACTTGCTGTTCCTCCGATTGTACCCCCACCAAAATTAATTGAATTATCTAAGAAGATTGGAAAAGAACCTTTTGCACTGTCACTGAAATCATAATTTAGATCATAAAGATATTGATATCTAAAGAAATCCGCAGCTGATGCCCCCGGTCTTAATAAAATAAAACTAATACTTCTTTGAGCACCAATGGCATCGACTGACTGTGGAATATAATATCTGAATCGGACTCTATATTTTTGATAGGCTTCAAGTACATATGTGGTATAATAAACTCGGGTACTTTGTCCGATTGTTTTAAAGAATGTAATGTTTCCACTTACATTTGAAGAAAGTGCATATGTAGTGCCAGAAGGTGGTAGAAGTGTTATAATACCACTATCTCTATCATAGGAATCAACTGTCGTTCCAGCAACAATACCCGAAGCAGAGACACTTTGCCCAACACCTATATGTTTTGTATTTGCAGGGCTTGCTAGTGTAATCGTGTTTGTGTCGATAGTACCAGAACCAGAAAAAACACTGGATAAACCAACTCTTGATACTTCTGTGTATGTTCCAACACCAGAAACATATCCTTCAGTTTGAAAATCGACAGTTAACAGTGCGCTTCCATTCACATAAAAAGTATGTGCTCCTGTATCTGTTGGAATAAAGTATCCTTCCCATTCTACACCACCATTCACGTCAGATGATTCTGGAGTGATTTTTCCACTATAAGTGAATTGCCCAGCTTCCCAAAAGTTATCAACTTTAAATGGGCTTCCAGAGAAAATATTTGTTGTATTTTCAAAAACTTGAGTTTTATCATAATATTTTGCTGTTAATCCACCACCTCCATTAATTCTAGGTTCTCCCGAGAATGATCTAAATCTATCTAAACGATTTTGATATGTAATTCTTGGAAAAAATGATTGGGTAACTCCATTAGAATCCGTGAATACTTCTGCACTTCCTATAATCTGCCTATATCCATCGTTTGTTAACCCATTAGAAAAAATATTTCTAATAGGATTTAAGTCTTCTGAAATAAACGTTGAATTGGCATCATCAACAAGAGTATCTAAAAGATTATTCAATGAAGCGGTAGGATCTGAGACATCGGATAAGTTTCTATCTCTCCTTATTCCAATTCTTTTGTATGTCTTTAATGCCATTTCCGTTTTTTCTATTATTTATTGTTATGAGGACACTTTAAGAACCGTCCACTGGGTCACACCAGGAGCGGTTTTCTGCTATAATAGTCCTATACGCAATGAGGTCAGTGATTCAACTCCGTCCCCACCAGCAACGTGCTCTGGATGCCCTGCTGCAGTATCGTAAAGGTCAGATCATCATTCCGACTGGCGGCGGGAAGACCAACGTTGCCATCTTTGATGCTCTGCGTGAGTTTCAGTCTGACGCTCCTAAGACTATTGTAGTGGTTGCTCCTCGCATTCTGTTAGCAGAGCAACTCTCTAGTGAGTTCCTTGAGTTTATCACGACTGCTGCTGTTCTGCACGTCCATAGTGGTGAAACTCATCATCAAAGCACGACCAAACCTTCTGAGATCTACAACTGGTCCCGCCGTGCCTACAAGCATCAACTGATTTTCACCACCTACAACTCTCTGCAGCGTCTTCAGCAGGCAGATCTTAAGGTTGATACTATCTATTTCGATGAAGCACATAACAGCGTTCAGCGTCACTTTTTCCCTGCTACGGAGCACTTCGCTGTTAATGCTGACCGCTGCTATTTCTTCACTGCTACTCCTAAGCATTCTGCTACTGTTTCCAAACCTGGTATGAATGACGCTGCCGTTTATGGCAACGTGATTTGCAATGTGCCTGCTCCCGAACTGGTGGACGGTGGTTTCATTGTTCCTCCTAAAGTTGTTGTTCAGCAGTTTGAAATGCTCTCCAAAGGTCAGATCGTTGCTGATGTTGACTGTGAGAATCTGATTCAGACGATTGATGCTCAGGAGGTGGGCAAGGTTCTGATCTGCTCTAAGGCAACCAAGCAGATCGTTTCCCTGGTTTCTGAGACTGATTTCTGTCAGCAACTGGAGGATCGTGGTTTCTCCTGGATGTATATCACGTCTAAGACTGGTGCCGTGATCGACGGTCAGAAGGTCAACCGTGAGGTGTTCTTCGACACTCTGAGCGCCTGGGGCAAGGACAGCGACAAGAAGTTTGTGGTTCTTCACCACAGCATTCTGAGCGAGGGTATCAACGTGTCTGGTCTGGAGGCAGTACTGTTTATGCGGTCGATGGACTACATTGGGATCTCCCAGACCATTGGGCGGGTCATTCGCCTGCATAAGGACGATGCAGAGGGTCTCAGCAGCGGCAGGATCGCCCCTGGTGCCCTTCAGGACTACACCAAGTCCTTCGGACTGGTCTGCATTCCTGTCTACTCTTCTGTGGGCATCAGCACCGCTAAGAAGGTGCAGGCGGTGGTCGATACCGTGTTCAACCAAGGGCAACCTGCCATCAGCGTTGTCAAACGCTGATTTTTCTGCTAAACTACCTACACATCAGGAGGAATCCCCCAATGCGCTGCAAAGTTCAACTTTTTGTTGCTGGTAAAGTCTTTGATGAAATTGTTGAAGCACGTGACTACCAAGATGCAAAACAAACTGCACTTGCTCGTAATCCTAAGGCTAAAATTATCAGTGTAACTGCGGTATTTGGATGAACACCCAAAACGAAGGTATTTTTAATCCTAAACCAGGAAGTCCGAATGGTTATGTGACTAAGGATGGAATGTGGGCAGCAGTTCCGTGGGGTAAGAAATTTGTTATCATTCATAACGGAGAACAAGTTCACACTGCCAACAACTATGCAACTGCTAAATCTTATATTTTAAAACAAGTTAAGGCTTCTAAAAAGAAAACTTCAACTGTTGAACAATTTTTCGGTTAAATAGTGTAGCAGTATTACACATTATGGAAGAATCTCCTGAAGTCAAATGGAATCGTGGTCTTGATCTGTTTATTGAGAGTGTTCATAAACCAGATCACGAACTTCGTCAATGTGCTCATAATCAGAAATGCTATCACGAATTGATGGCAGTGCGTGAGCACGTGTTAGACTATCTAAAAACAATCAGACGATGACTTATTACGCTTGGTTTATCGTATTTGCAGTAGTGGCATACTTCATCGCAACGGATGATAGTGTCGCTGCTGCTTTTTATTATGTGCTTAAGTTAGCAAAAGCTAACTATGAGAAACAAAAGTGGTGGTTATTGAACAATCCACGCAATCCTGTGGTAAAATATATGATGCATCGTCGTTCTATGAAACTCGCAAAAGAGTTGATGGACGAATATGAAAATAAATAGACCTATATCTGGTAATTCTTATGCTCTCTACGCAGTATCGGTTGAGACTTGAAGCAATCTGTGAGAAGATTGTTCTTCACGAAGAAGTGAGTTTGGAAGATATGATCTGGGCAGAAAAACTTGCGAAGGCAAACCGCTCTGCTGCTACAATACTCCGCCAGGCAAGAAGGAAAGCAGAAAATCCCAATATGGATGAAATGGATGATTTCCTTAACCAACTTGATATTGGTGGAACAGGGCACGAAAGATTTGGTAGGAGGGGATTTGATAGTCCTGATGAACTCCTTGATTGGTTTAAGCGTGATGATGACGAAACCGATTGGAGGACTCGGGATTGACCTACGAAGAGTTTGTAAATAAAAGTCCAGAGCATTATATGGATATGGTGCGCTTGATTGATATTAAGACAAAGTATCGTATGGAATTCACTGATCAAGAAAAAGAAATTAACGAACATATTATGGAGTTTCAACATCAAACTAAGTTAAATGAGTTGAGAGATAAATTTGAGAAGTGTTTGGAGAAAGAACAATGAAATCATTTCAAGAATTTTTATCAGAAGAAGAAAAAGCATCAAAAGCGACTGCAAAATATCAGAATGAACCAAAAGGCAATGAAAAGTGCTCTAATTGTAATATGTGGAGACCACCCAATGCTTGCACTGCCGTAAAAGGTAAGATTTCCCCTGACGGATGGTGTAAGTGGCATCAGTATGATCGAAAAAATCAATGAAACACGCCGTCATACTTTCACTTTGTTTTCTTCCACTAGCGGTTATATATCTTATAATGAAAGTATCTGTCTGGTTGTCCTCTAGCGTATCAGAAGTCAATTATGTCCGAGAAGATTCCAAACGAGAGCACGGACCCTACGTGGAAAATGCATATGGAGACGTTGATGAAGAGGCAGAGAAGGATTGAGATTGCTGAAGTGATTGATGAAGCAATATGGCGATGGTACTTTGAACACGGCAAAGAAGTTCCCAACTGGAAGTATCAAAGAGACCCCCAGTGGTGGGTCGATTATTTGGCAGAACTTGACAACCAAGAGTAAATACCCTATAATACACCCAAATACACCCATTATTATGGACTACAAACCCTATAGTATGGAATGGAGTCGGCGGCGGTATCTTGCCGAAGCAATCCAACAATACTTTGATACTGATGCGTCCCTGGATGTCATTCTGGACGATATTGTTGGTGTGCTTGAAGAAAATGTGGAGCATCATAAAAGTCGTGCCGAACGCTTTCAGGAAGTTCTGGATGGTCTGAAGTCTCTTCCTTACTGATATGAAACCCAACTTCCGTAAGGTATTGGAGATGGCACTGGAAGAAGGTGTCCGTTATGGATACAATCGTGCCCATAAACACGTAGAGAATCCACACGAAGACGCTGTGGTTGATTGTGTAGTTGAAGGTGCGATGAACTCTTTGTATGAATGGTTTGACTTTGAGGAGAACAATGAATCGACGTAATATTGCTGTTGTTTTGCTTGGATTTGCTGTAGGTCTGTTGGTGTCTTATAATCTTACACCAGAAAAGACCCCACACCACACATCTACGGTCTCTGGGTCTTCTGGTGACCTTAAATGCACTACATCTTGTGTAATTAAAGAACAATGAACCTAATTCAATTTAAGCATCGATATGACTTTGGACACGAGTATTATGTCCAACTTCTTAGTATTAGACCTATAAAGTCTCAGTGGTCACTACTTCAGTTTTCTGTAAGTTGGAATGATTTTCCTGGTTGGCCCTATCTGCAAATTACTTTTGGTTCCAATGGATTTTTTAGTATTCTTTTCTGGGTATATAAGTTTGGGTTTGATATTGATTTTTTTTCACGTACTTGGAACTGGGATCATTTGACGGAATTGGATGAAGAGGATACTGATTATCTTGGAATGGATGAGTGTTGATGAAGACGAAACTAAACTGGTTTGAGTATTATTTTGGACATTGTTTCCAGACTGGTTGGAGAGAAATGTGGAACAACTTCAAAATGTGGAGAGACCTTATCAGTGGAAACTATGCTGATTATGCTCTGCTGAAAAACGACGATCCATATGAAGAATGTTATCAGTGGTTCTGGTGCAGCATCAATATGGATGAAACATATCCCAAAGAGTTTCTAGAGTATCTGATGGAAATGTGTGATAGAATTGATAGAGGTGAAGAAAAGGTATATCCCGTAGATGAAGATTTCTTTAATAGAATCAAAGAACTTATTGATGATGAGGACACTTCCGAAACTGTCACACCAGAAGACTCCGAAGAGTCTTGATGCCTTATAATATCCTTATCTGAAACACCCCGATGACTCTCAAAGAGAAGAAGGCACTACTCAAACGACTTGAACAAACAGGCACAACCTGTATGGATTGTGGGCAAAAGTATGGTGTTTATTCGGTTGGTTGTTCCTCTGTATGGAATGGTAAATGTGGTGTATGTGGTGAAGACAAACGGGTGACCGAATCCCGTGACTTTGCTTACTTTATTACTGGTATTCGCAAACTGAAACTGGAGATTCAAAATGAGAAGAGTAACAGTCAGACCCAAAAGCAAGAAGGCTAAGAACCGCCTTGCGAATATGATGGACAACAATCCTATCTGTATTGTTGAGCAGGACAAGGGTGATGGTATGCTGTTTCTCGCATCAGAGAACGGCAAATACTTCTTCTGGGTGAATATCAACGACTTCTGGGAATGTGATTGGGAGGTGCTCTAATGTCTATGATTGATACTCTCAACTACTTTATTAAAGACCAAGAAGGAGACCTTCAAGATTTTGAATGGGAAATCAGAGAACAAACTAATTGCGAAGTAAATGATCTTGACTGGTATTGCGAACAATATGATGAAGTCAAACAAAGAATAGAAGACCTCAAACAAATCAAAATTATCTTGGAGAATAATGAACTACCTTTGCCTGGTTGATGGACTTATAGAGTATGCCAGCACTTCTGAAAGTAGTTTTGCTCACTATCAGTTAGTGTATGCTGAAGAACACAAAAATTCTAATGTTCAGTATCTGACTCTGACTGATGAAGAGTATGATGCTCTCTTTCCATATGAAGAGGATGAAGAATGAGGTTCCGTAATATAGAGTTCCGTTGGTGTAAATTCAACAACAAGTATGAACTCGTTAGGTGGTATGAATGTCCAAAAGAAAAGAAAGAGTATTGTTATGTGATTGCTTTCTTTGATAAAGGCAAAGAGTCTTATGATATGAGAACCATAGGTGATAGGTTCTTTGAAGATAAAGATGCTTGGGTTGTGGGTAAGTATGGTCTGGAGTTTCTAAATGAAATCTTTGAGATTGAAAAAGTAGAAGAGGAACTGAAATGACTGAATTCTATGTGATTATGTTGAAAAGGCAGGATGGTAAGGTCTATGCTGATTTACACAAAACCAATCAAGTCATTTACCTTACAATAGAAGATGCCTATGAGGAATTGAATAACACAGAGCATTTCAAAGAAAACTATCACATCGTAAAACTTATTGCTTGTTTGGATGACTTAAAAAAATGAGATATAATAGAACCTACGAACACCAGTGCGACTTTGATGAAAAGAACAAAGCACAAAAGTATCTCACAGAATACCGAGACAAGTATCTTCATCTTCGTAAAGAAGTTCGTAATCTTGTAAAAGAACAAAACCTTACTATCACTCCTGATTTTGCTAAACTGATTGGACTGAAGGAC